CATAAAAAATTAAAATACAAAAGTCCAATTCATAATTTAATGTTTTGGACTTTTAATTTATATTTATATTGAGAATTACTAAATTAAATTAAAGCATTATAAAATGGCAGAAAAAATTGTATCACCAGGCGTATTTACAAAAGAAAACGACCTTTCATTTTTACAACAAGGTGTAGCTGAAATAGGTGCAGCATTCATTGGCCCTTTCAAAGAAGGCCCATTAGTACCAACAATCGTAAATTCACAAGCAGAATTTGAAACTTTGTATGGTATAGTTGACGATACTTATTATACTCCCCTAGCAGTACAAAACTATTTAAGAGAAGCAGGAACTGCAACAATTTGTAGAGTTGCTGGTGTAGGTGGATATGTTGCACAAAATCCTTTGTTATTAACATTAACTACTGGATCAGTATCAGCATCAGTTGGTATCTTATTTCCTTCAGATAAAAATACATTATCAACAGGATTGAGTGGTTCATCATTTACAACCTTATCTAATGGTGACTTTATCATTAGTATAACTGGTTCAACAAACTTTGCAGGAACATCTTCAATGGATTCTGAGGACATAAACGACATTGAATCAACATTTGGAACATCTGCAATTGCACCAAAAGGAGCATATGTATATGGATTATTCAAAAATCATAGTGTAACAATCGGTACAAACACATCAGCTAGTGTAACTTTATTAGATGACCAAAATTTTGGATTTGATGCACAAGAAGCATTAACACCAATGATTAAATCTCAAACAATTAGTGGTGATAGATTTGACTTATTCCAATTTGAAACAATAGGAGCGGGTAACACATCAAATACTAAAGTAAAAATAGGTATTACAAATATTAAAGCAGCTGGAACAGTAAATGGTACTGATTATGGTACATTTACAGTAGTTGTTAGAGACTTTAATGACACAAATAAGAAAAAGAACGTATTAGAAACATATTCAAATGTAAATTTAGATCCTAATTCTCCAAACTATATTAGTAGAGTAATTGGTGATAGAAAATTATCAATTGATTCTTTAGGTAAGATTTCTGAAACAGGTGATTGGGTAAACAATTCAAAATATGTTAGAATCCAAAACTTAAATGAATCAGCACCTATACAAGCAGTACCTTTCGGACACTCTGCATATCAATTACCAATCTCTGCATCAGCAGCAGTTGGAGCATTAGTTCCTTCAGTAACATTTCTTTCTGCATCAGCTACCGTTTATGGTGGTATTGATTTGGATTTTAACTCAGATAACTCAATTTACTTAAAACCAATTCCAGTAGGAGCAGGTGTAGGTTCTAATTCAGTATTTGGTTTAGACGCATCAAATGGTGGTTCATTATTAGTAGGTTCAACATCTGCACAATTTGTAGTGGCTTTCCAAGAAGGATTTGATGGTATGTCACCTGCAACTCCTATCTACAAAGGAACGGACATTATAGCAGGTAACTCACAAGGTTTTGACTTATCTACTTCAACAGCAAGTGGTTCAATTGCATATGGTAAACATGTATCAGCATTATCTAACGCTGACGAATTTGATATCAATATGGTTGTAACTCCAGGTGTTATTAGAAGATTACACACTTCAGTTGCAACAAATGTATTAGATATGGTTGAAGAAAGAAATGATTGTTTTTATATTATGGATACAACATCTGTAAATGATTCAATTTCATTAGCTACAACACAATCCGAAGCAGTTGATTCAAATATGACAGCAACTTACTACCCATGGATTAAGACAATTGATGTTAACACAAATAAGTTAATCGCAGTTCCACCATCGGTATTATTACCAGGTGTATTTGCATCTAACGATAGAGTAGCAGCTGAGTGGTTCGCACCGGCAGGTTTGAATAGAGGTGGTTTAATAGGTGCAGTTAGTGTATTGAATAGATTAACACAATCTGAAAAAGATACATTATACGAAGCAAAAGTAAACCCAATCGTACAATTCCCAGGACAAGGTATTGTAGTATTCGGACAAAAAACATTACAAGATAAACCATCTGCATTAGATAGAATCAACGTAAGAAGATTATTATTAACTGTAAGAAAGTATATCGCATCTACTTCAAGATTCTTAGTATTTGAACAAAATACTTCTGAAACAAGAAATAGATTCTTAAATATCGTTAACCCTTATTTAGAATCAATCCAACAAAGACAAGGTTTGTACGCATTCCGTGTTGTAATGGACGATACTAATAACACACCAGATGTAATTGATAGAAACATTATGAAAGGAGCTATCTTTTTACAACCAACTAAGACGGCTGAATTCATTCAAATTGATTTCAACATTTTACCAACTGGTGCAGCTTTTAACGGATAATTTAGAAAACAGATATTTATATAAAAGAATTAAAAAATAAAGTAAAATGCCAGAAATATTAGAGTTTGATAAAATTTTCTATAAGAATTTTGAACCTAAATTAAGTAATAGATTCATTATGGAAATTAATGGTATAGAATCATATATCATCAAAACTGCGAATAGACCTACATTCACATCGGAAGTTGTTGAATTAGACCACATCAATGTAAAAAGAAAGATTAAAGGAAAGTCTACATGGGATGATGTTACTATCACTCTTTATGACCCAATTGTACCATCAGGTGCACAACAAGTTATGGAGTGGGTTAGACAATCACATGAGTCATTAACAGGTAGAGACGGATACGCTGCATTCTACAAAAAAGATGTAACATTCTATATCTTAGGACCAGTTGGTGATAAAGTTGAACAATGGACTTTAAAAGGTGCATTTATCAGTTCAGCAAACTTTGGTGAATTGGATTGGAGTTCAAACGACCCAGTTTCAATTGAACTTACACTTTCTTATGATTACGCTATTTTAGAATTTTAATTTAGAATAAAAATAATAAAAAAGAAGGGGATGCAGAAATGTTATCCCCTTTTTTATTTTTTAAAAAAGTGTATATATATTATTAAACACAAAGTTATATTATTTATGGAACAAAACATAGAACAACAAGTTACAAGAGGATTAGGTACTCAACCAACTCAAACACAAAAATCATTCGCATTCCCAACTGAAACTATATCATTACCTTCAAAGGGATTGGTATATCCAGAAAGTAATCCCCTATCAAAAGGAGAGATTACTATTAAGTTAATGACTGCAAAAGAAGAGGACATTATTACAAATCAAAATCTAATTCGCAAAGGATTACATTTAGATAAGTTATTGGAATCAGTAGTAGTTGAACCAGGAGTAAACATTAATGATTTGGTATTGGGTGATAAAAACGCAATCTTAATTACATCTAGAATATTAGCATTTGGTACTGAATATGATGTAACAATCAATGATCCTGCAGATAATGAACCTGTTCCGGTTACAATTGATTTATCTAAAATAAAGATAAAAGATATTGACGAAAGTAAATTAAATAGAGATAACGAATACGAATTTATACTTCCAAAATCAAAAACACCAATTAAGTTTAAATTACTTACACATGGTGATGAAATTGCAATTGCAAAAGATATGGAAGCATCGGAAAAAACTTTAAAACAAAGTAACGAAATTACAACTAGATATAGAAGACTTATTGTTGAAGTAAATAATACAAGAGACATTGGATATATAAATAATTTTGTTATCAATCAGTTATTAGCAGCAGATTCAAAAGCACTTAGAAAACATATATCTGAAATTACTCCTGATTTAGATTTAACATTTGATTATGAATCGTTGATTACGGGTGAAACGGAGGCACTTCGTATACCTTTTGGGGTTGACTTTTTTTACCCTACCGACTAATTACTCTACTTTATTACATCAAAAGTTATTTCAAATTGTTTACTATGCAAATGGTGGATTTAATTGGACAGACGTATACACCATGCCTATTCTGTTTAGAGAGTTCTACTTTAGAGAATTATTAAAGACCAAAGAAGAGGAGAAAAAATCAGCAGAAAGGGTATACAAATCAAATACACCGACATCAAAAGCCAGAAAGAGGTAAATTGAAATAATGTTATATTTATATAAGATAAACGAATACATATGCGTAAAAAAATATTAGTTAAAGAAGCCGGTTTAGTAGATTTTTTCAAAAGTTTTTTCCAAGCAAAAGCTGACGGAAGAGAAAGTCAATGGCTTCAAAGACTTCGTAAAGCTGACCCAGATTTGGCAAATACGTGGTCTGATTTTGATGATAAAGTATCTAAAAGTATGTATCAACAAAAAAGAGATTTACAATCAATGGGGTTGGACACTAGTCATATAGATAAGATTATTAAACAATACGGATTAAAAAACGTCTAATTTAATCTATTATGGCAAAAGGGACACAATCAAATTCATCGGCTGGACAAAGAAGAATTACCCAACTCAAAGAAGAACAAGCATTATTACAACAAGGTTCGGAGGCTTGGAAAAAAATAGATGCTACAATTGAGCAAATAGAAAAACGTTTAACCAATAGCGTTGAAAATATAGAAGAATTTTCGGATAGTGTAAAAAGTCTAGGTGCAGGACTTGGTAAAAATAATAAGTTATTTGAGTCTATGAGTCTTTTATCTGCAAGTATGCAGGGTTCTATGAAATCAGTTGGTTTATTTGTAAAAGAACTTGGACCTGATGCAAGTAAATTTAAAAAAGAAACATTTAAAACGGCTGATGCATATAAAAGCTTAGGAAATGTTATTGCTGTTAATACAAAGAAATTAAAAAAGCAACAAATAACAACCAGTCAATATAATCAATCTGTATTGGATTCTTATGATGATTTGGAAGAAGCTATTGATAGATTGGATTCCCAAATGGAAGGACTCACTGGTAAATCACTCAAATCTGCACAGGCAATAAAAAGAACATTTGAAAATCAAAAAGATTCTT